CCTTGTAGTTGATCACGTCATCGAACGTCATGCCCTGCCCACCCACGGTCAGATTCACCGGTAGGACTTTCCATGCCTTATCCGTCACGTAGTTTGGACGCCACTGCACGTAACCTACGTCGGGGTCCAGTGGCATCGTCCAGATGGCAATCAGCATCCGTAACTGCGTGATGGGCATCGCCAACCCACCTAGCGACTTCCACCGTTCCTCAACGACCACGTCTTTTAGCAGCCCCTGCCACAACGTGTTTGCCGTACTGACTAAGCCCTGAGACGACGCCCACAGTGGCGGAATGATAATGTCCTCATCCAGATTTACCCACTCATCCGGCTTCGCTTCGTAATCAAACGACCCTAGAATGGGATGCACGATACGCCCGTTCCCACGGGTCAAATAGATGGCTGGTTTCACGTGCATCGAGAACGTGACCACCGTCTCTGCCGCTTCCACGATATCGAACGTGCCTTCACTTTCCAGTGTTCTCACACCGGGGATGTGTCCAAACCCCCCATACCCTTGCCACAGGTCTTCAACGACTGGTCCTGCTGGGGCGTCGGGTTGCTCTCCCACCGGACCTTGGCTCAATACCTGCCAGTTAGACTTTGATGACAGGAACGACTCTTGGTCACCGTTCCACGCGACAAGTAGTGACCCATCTTCTTGTTGCTTCACGCAGTGGAAAAACTGACTCGTCGCATTCGTGATGAGATACCACACCCCGTTCGGAGCTTTGGCGATGAACCGATCATTGTGGTCACCACCCTGCTGCCCAACGAACCACGTCCCCGCCTGCGCCCACTTCACGATCCGGTAACCGTCTACTGTGATCGGTGACCCTCGGTCCTGCCACACAGGCGTGTAGCCAGCGGGACCACCCGCTGTGAAGTTCGCAATGCCTTCAATATCATTCGTGCCGGATGGGAACGGCCCAAGAAGTTCACCGTTCTTCCACACCCAGTACACCGACCGATCTCCACCCTCTCCACCCTGATACCACCCACCATCAGGGGCGAACCGACCGGGGTACGGACCCCGCCACGTAATGCCCGTGGGACGCACCGGCTGTTGGCCGGGAGTCATGATGAACCACGTGCCAAAGGACTCCGGAATATCAGGGTCTTCAGCCGACCCAAACCCCACAATGTTGTTGAACATGTCAGGGCAAATCGGCGTTACGTGAATCGTGTACGAAGCCGTCGTAAGCGCACCAGTACCAGAGTATTGGACAGTGTGCCCTTCACTGTCGAACCTCAAACCCTTGTTGTTACAAGCGCGATGGTGCATGGTTTACTCTAGTAGAACCACGAATCAAGTTCGCCTTCAGCAATACGTGGCGCACGATCCTTCGCCACCCATTGAATGGTGTTGGCGACAATCACCGCGCCTTCTTGTGTGGTGCCGTCATCGTTCTTGAAACATACGGAATCTACCGACCCACCACTTGGTACGTATTGGCTGTACCCCGGTTTCCGCAAGTAATGACCAAATCGAGCATCCACATCGTGCATCGCCGTAACAGCGGTGGCGGTGAACGCCCCTCGACCGTTCGGCTGCGTCATGTCGTATTCTTCGCCTTGCGTAAAATTCCATGTCTTGGTCGCCAGCACTTGATCCAAGATGTATTTCATGTTCGGCATTTCATTCGGGCCGTAAGTGTTGGTCCCACTTCCCGGATCGGGTTGTCCCGGTACTGGTCCTCCTGCCGTCAAGATGCCTGTTTTCTTGGGGTCCGGAGGAATGACGGGAATATCCTTGGGGTCCGGTCCATAGATAATCGCGGTCGCAATCACTCGGATGTGCCACTGCGCCAACCCCGGCAAGTTCACATTGAAATTGGGGAGTGTCGGCGTCGTGGGCGTACTACCCTCACCTACCGTCTCTCCGCTACCGTCGAGTGCATGGAACAGTGTGACTTCCACACCGGGGAACGTGATGCCTGCCACCGGCTGGCCACCACGCAGCACGAAGCTGGGGCCGATAGGCGTGTAGTTCTCCCATGCAATGTACGTCTTATGAGTGCTCGTATTGATCAGCAGAATCCAACCCCGTGGGTCAGTCTCCATGCCGATGACCCAGTCACCGAGTTGAACGCACCGGGTCAGTGAATGCCCTTCCAATACCTTCCGCCCAACCTGATCCGTCCACCCCGGCGCTCCTGAATCAAAAATCTGCACCCATCCTTGACCGGAGATGTAGTCACCAGTCTGGTCTACAGGAACCGGCTTCTCGACGCCACCAACTTTGTAGGCGTTAATGGCGTGAATCCAATATTCCACCCCCGTAATTGGATGGAACCCCACGTCATATGTGCCGACCGCTGAATCGAGATCAATCACCTGTGGTTCCGGTGGTGACGCGACGGGTGGTGTCCGCAACACACGATACGTACGGTCGTCGTTACCACGCACCAACGCGGTCAGCCCATCAGGACTGATGGCAATCGCATTCGTATGCGTCGGCATCTCAATCGGTGGGTCATCATCAAAGATGACCACCTGTGGATCAGGGGCAATCGACCCCCTCACATGGCCTGTCGGCCCGACTGCGATGTAGTAATCAGCCATTTATGCAGCCGGGAAATGAGTCCAGTCAGCCGATGCGGCTTTCATGCGTTCCACCGCTGTTGCAATTGATTGCCAATAATCTACCCCGTCCACCAACACCTCACCATGGAAACGGGCTTTCGAGAACAGCCACAACGACCCTACGTGAAACTCTCTAGCCAGATCCCAGACCCCGGCCATCATGTCCAAGACCTTCTGTTCCGTCAGTGCGTAATCTCCGGGGCCACGGTACTGGCAGTAGGCGGCAACCGCAATGTCCATGGGCACATCAGCATTCGCAAGAGCGTTCATGTTCGCTCGAACGATCTGAAGACTGGTCGAAACCTCTGCACCTTCGGTGGGGTAGGCAAAAACCAATCCACGTGTGCCTCCGGGTACATCGTCAGGGTCCAGTCCATACCCGTCGTGATATATCTCTACGGGCCACCCTATCGTCCCTGACAACTCCAGAGAAGGAACGAGGTCTTCTATCTGACTATCGTCCACGAAAATCGCTCTCACGTTGGAAGACAATTCCTCGGTATAGCTAATGATGCGTGGTCCCACCATGTCATCGAACATGCCAATACCAATCTGCTGTGTGGTGGTGGCGAAGTTTGGAATAATCGGGCCGGGACCGGGTGGTGGTTCTGGCAAATTGTAATCAATGTCGTAACCGTAACCATACACGTCGTACTGTGAACACAACACTTGAATAATCGTGTTTCCGTTGTGGTCAGACACAGGCGTGCCCATCAACATCCCGGAGCCTTGCACCGTGACGTTGAGGTTGTATCCGCCGACGCCTTCGTTCATGTCTCCCACGGCTTGCACCAGCACCGGAATTTGACGGCCCTGTCGTGGCGCTTTCAGTGGAATCGGTGTCGTCAACCGCACCGGAATCGGCACCTGTCGGAATCCCCGGATGTAGGACTGGCCCTGCCCAGTGACCGGATCATTGGGCAGTTGACACGCCACAAGAATTCGACGGTACAATGAATCCCACGCAATAGTGGCTCCACCCCACGCATCGCCATCTTTCGCACCTGACAACGAAGGAATCTTCACCGCTCCCAAAATTTCGCCACGGAAGTAATCAACCAAGACCAATGTCTGGTCGTTCAGCATTACATAACAACGCTGCTCGTCTTCTAAACAGACGGCTGTGATGCCCCGTGGCATCTCAATCGAATACAAAAACTTCCCACTGTTCCATTCAAATACACGCAACGATCCTGTTGAATCACCACTCAAGAAAAGAGGAGTCGTCGCCATATCATCAATAGCCGCCGCACCAAACCCCGAGATATTGAATCGGTTATCCGAAATAATCTCCGTGCCGTAGGTCCACGAGTCACCTCTCCCTGCGGGTTCATCGCCCACCGATGCCGTGGCTGTTGCTCCTAAGAACACTTCACGCATCGAACTACCGTAGAGATGAACCGCCCACATCCTCCCCCTACGGGACGTATACATGTTTTGAAATACGAGATAGTGAAGAAGAGGGGCAGACCGTGGATACATGCGTTTGATGAGTGCTCCGGTCTTCGCATCAAATCGCCACATGGCGTTCCCCGCTGGGTGCCATGACCGCTGACTCATCACCGCCCACAGGTAGATACTTTCTGGACTGTGCGGAGTCGCGTACTTCTCATCCAGTGAGTCTGTAAATGCTCTCGGTACCGCCATGCCAATAAACCAATGCAAATTCTCAACAAAAGGTGGCTTATTCGGCTTGTAATACACCCCGAGAATGGTCGGGTCATCATATTCCCCCAACACCCGGTACGGAATCGGGGCTGTCCGAAAGACTTCCATTAACATGCGACCCTCGCCAGCACTTTCGATTCACCCGTCTCCCCGATGAGATACTGCACCCGAGCGATGGCATACCCGTCCGCATCGGTTTTGGTCTGGGCATCCAGTAACAAACCCTTGCCCTCCACGAACCAGTTCACGAACTCGCCTTCGGCTGGGTCGTCCTGATCGCCAAGTAGCTGCACGCGATACGTGATTACCTGTCCAGACTTCGGCACTCCGTCAAACACTTCGACCGGAAGTAACTGGGTCGGATTCACTTCCAGTGCCCAAATCTTCAGAGAATACGTCCACGGTTCTCCCGTAGGTGGCGATTCATCCTCATCCAATTGATGACCAGACACCAGCACGCCAAATTCCGGGGCATACACCAACGCTTCGCACGGCATGCCGATGTTGTAGACAGGAGATACGACCTTCCGTATCTCTGTATCGTAGAAACATCCGGCCCCATTCCCTAACACCGTTCCCGGCACCCAAATGTCCGTATCTGATCGACCGGGTCTCACCGAAGGATTCGTCAGCGGTAACAAATCCGACTCAACCACATCTTGCGTGCCTCCCAGTACGATGTGGTGAATCCTTCCGAGGCTAACAAACACCCGACGATCTAACAACTTGATGTAATGTGCCCCGATGGAATCATTCACTTCCATGTGGTCATCAGGATGCGTCTGCTGAACGGCAAAGACCTTGGGTTCATACATCCTCTCGTATCCGCCACTCATCCAGAGCAGACGTTGTCTCGACGGCCACCAACTCCACGTCCGATTGTGGGTCATACGTCTGCGACAGACGCCATCTAACGTGACCAAATGCACACCCGACGACTCATACTGACTAAAATGCCCAGAGCACAGCAACCCCACCCCCGGATACCAATACTGCACCGTCATATCAGCGGCTTTGTTGCCGCTGGCATCAATGAACGGGAAGGTGGCGAGAAGTCGAAGTGCCATCAGAGTACGTAAGCCGCACCAATCACAAGGGTTTCTACAAAACCCTGAGCATCCACCCGACACGAGCACCGACCGAGCTTGTCAGTAAACGTGGTGAAAGGCGTCAGGGTCGCATGCCCTTCCAGAAGTCGCCAATCAATTGTCTTGTGAGGTTCCCCAATAAAGCACAGAATGCACCCGCCATTGTCCAACATTTGGCCTGTAATGTTGAAAATTTGCGGGGTAACGACCACCGCAACAGCCGAGCAGATCGTCTGGTCAAGATTCATCCGTTGCCGTCCGTCAACGTGAAAGTGGTCACCGTGACAGTGGTACCTTCATCTATGTCTACTTGACTGAGCACCATCGAAACACTGCCTGACAGGCCCACATCACCCTGAGCATGCACCGTGTCGTCACTCTTGAGTAGCCGGAAATGTGTGGCGATGCCTCCGGCCTCTGCCACTCCAGACCACGTCCCAGACTTTGAGACGGCTCCACTCGATCCACTGGTCAACCAGTTCGACGGTAACGTCATCTCACAGAGCAACAGACCTGTCTCTGCCGCCGCCACATTCGCAGGAATCACTCCAGCCAGAATACGGAGCTTGGGTGACGTGCCCAGCGTGGCTTCTACCTGATTGACTCGGGCGTTGCGGAGCGTGTTACTGAATTGAAGTCTCGCCATCACCGTCTCCCGTGCTGACGCACGACTTCATGCTCCAACCAGTCTCGCATCGTCATGTTCAGGGCGTCAGGATGAAGCGCAATGGTCATGTTGCCGTTGGTCGCACCCGGTACCACGGCTGACGCGCCAGCATCGGTCATAACCATCCCACCACCGGCATACCGTCTTGGGATGACTGGTCCTGCGGCAATTGATTGCAACGCCACCACGCCACCCAGTGCAAAGGCCGGTGTGATCCTGCCCAGTCGGATACCTTCCAACACGGGCATCCACTTGGCGGCTTTCGACGCAGGCATGATGTGCTCACCGGCTGACACCATGGCCGGGATCGAATCGCTCGTGCCTGTGCCGGGGCCATTGACTGGACCACCTCCAGCAAGGAAGGGTGTAGGTACGACACCCGGAAGTCCAAGTCCACCCGACTTACCCCCACCCCCACCACCTCCGAAAATACGATTCATTAACGCATCGACAAACTTAAACAGACCTATCTTGGCGAACAAGCGTTGAGTGAACGCGGTCATAAAGACATCGACAATCTGGTTCGAAATACTCCTACCCAAATTGATCCATGCGTCCCCGGCCTTCTTGAAATCAGTAATGGTCTGCGTCAATGCGTCAGAGAACCCCTTTACAAAATCTTCTTTGAGTGTCTGACCATAGCTCTCAATACCCGCTCGACCTTCTTCAATGGTCCCTTGCAGCCCGAGCACAGCGGTTTCCAAGCCCAACACTTCTGCCTGCGCCTGCCGCAATGCAGCGTTCGCTTTCAGCATAAATTCGTTGTCAGCGGCAAACCCAGCAGTTATCAATTTGTCGATATTCGCTTGCGCCTGTTTCACTTGCAGGCGTTTCTGCGCTAATTCGTCTTCTTTGCCAGCCTTTTTTGCCGTATCAATCTCTATCTGTCTGTTAGTCAGTGCATTCCTCGCCTGCATCGCTTCATACGTGGTGAGAGCACCGAGTTTTTCTCCAATGGCAATTCTTTGCTTGGCAAGATCCACTTCAGCCTGTGACACGTCCAAATACGCCGATTTGGCTTTCGTAGCCTCAATTTCAGCTTGTGTTCTTCGCTCTTCAAACTCTATTTGCGTCTTCAACGTGTTCAACACCAACTCGGCCTTAGCGATCCTCTCAGCTTCTATGTCTCCACCAAGTGCCTCTACCCGCAACAGATACTGATTATTCAACGCATTCAGAGCTTCTGTTTCACTCCCATAGGCAGAAGCAGACGCCAATGCTGCATCGGTTCGCTTACGATCAAACGCCAAAATCGCGTTACGTTCTTCCGCGTCAAACGCAGTAACTGACGTGGCTCTTTGGTTTACTACCTGACGACGTTGTTGCTCAGCTTCTGCAAGAGCTTCCCGTGCCGCAATTCGTGTTGGTTCATCCTGACCACGAACTTGAACGACTCTCCGTTTCATCGCCTCGACGTTCTGAGTCGCCAACATCAATTCGATGCCATACGCATCGCTGGCTGCTCGACGTCGTCGGTTGTAGTACTCCTGAACGGACAGCAACCCACGCTCTAGTGACTCTTTATTGATCGTCTCCGCTTGTTCATTCGCATTCTTTTGGATATCTAACTGTTCTTCCAGACTGCTCCTCAACTGTTTCTCAACAGCCTCAAAACGTGCTTTACGAATCGCAGTCAGCGGAGCCAATACGGAGCGTTCACCTTCTTCTGCCCTCAGACGTGCTACCTGTTCCAAATTCTGCAACAACTGTTCATCTTTGGGCGTCAACGTAACGGTGCGTCGTATCCTCGCCATCTCCTCATCAAAACCCTTCAAATCTGAAATGAGGCCTGGAGCACCCGACATGACTTTGGCTCCTTCAATACTAGCCAAAGCCTGATCACGTAATCCTCGTAAATCATCAGAGAGAGTTGTAAGGCCGGGTTGTCCCGGTGGCGCGACAAATCTTCCATCTGCCCCAGTACGCCCCATACCTGCCGCACGAGCCGCGCTAGTTCGGAGCTTATCGAGGGCATCAAGTATCACTTTCAATTGCCCACGCTTCTCGTCAAATTCTTTCGTCGTGATAAGGCCATCTAGAATATTGACCTTCAACAACTTCGTCTTGGCGTCATTCGACGCTGAAACAAGAGTGTTCAAATCTTGTTCAAACTTCGACCGTCTGGCATGGGCTTCCGATGCTGCTAAGGCTTCAGGATCGGTTTGTCTACTTTTTTCAACGAGGTCGTCCCGTTGCTTGAGCAACCTCTTCACTTCCTCGGACAACTTCTTTAGTTCTTCTTCGGTGCGCTTGATTTCTGAATATTTACCGGCTTTATTAGCCGCTCCGAATGCCGTTTTGGCAAGTTCCTCAGCTTCTTTGGCTTCTGCCAATTCAGCCGTTTTATCATTCAGTTGCTGCTCCAGCCGTAGAGATTCCTCACTACGTTCTCCGGGGGCTGGAGCCTTGACCTTAATAATGCCGAGCTTTTCAAGCCACTCGATCAATTTCTTGATTTTGGCGATTTCTACGTCTATCGCCAGATCAATAATGGACAGCCCAAGTTTCACCTTATTGACAGGATTACCGGGCAGTTGCTCCATTACCCTGAACAGAGCTTCCATATTGATCTTCAGTTGCGTGATGGAATCACTAAAAGTGTTTGCCGCGTTCGTCAACACCTCCCATGTCTTGTCACCAATACCAATCCTCGTCAGCGCACTAAAAGCATTCCTGAGCTTATCGATGACCGAAGACACCATCGTTCCGACCGATGTGAACTTCACCAGAGCAACGGTAAACGCTCCAAATGCTGTTACTGCCGCAACTATGCCAGCGATCCATCCAATCAATGGGAGTCCCAATCCTGCAACAATTGGAACAAGACCCGCCCATGCCGCACGTAGCACCAACGAAATTCGACTGGCTTCAAGTAACCACAGACCGAGTGTCTTCAGCCACCCCACTACCGACTTAATACCGGTAACCAACCGAGTTTCTTTTTCAATGGGAAACAACAGAAATTGCCCAGTCTGTGTGACAGCATTAGTCGCTTGAGCACCTCGTAACAATTGCAACGCGGCAATCCAAGCGTAGGTCGCTCGTGTCGCTTTCACAATAGCTTCAGCCGAACTGAGCACGCTCGTCGTCAGCGTTGTAACGACCGTAATGAGATGTGCCCAGATCGCTCGACCCGTCACAATAGCCCAGTACGCTCCGTACGCGGCAACCAAGGTGTAAATAGCTTGACGGTACTTGATGATGACTTCGACAACCTGAAAAAACCAATGCGCCAGTGTTCGTGTAACCGTGGCTAGCCTTTCAGCCCAATCCATATTGGTACTACTAGCAATCGCCAGATCCTGCATCTTGGACAAAAACAACGACAGTTCCGAGATGATGGCGGAATACGCTGGCAACAGATGCTTACCAATTTCACTCCGCAAGTCTTGTGTATACCGAGTCAACGACGTCAACTGCTTGCCGACGTTCCCCATCGCGGCTTCGTAGGCTCCTTCCAGCCCACGGGCCTTCTCGATGACAGCGATCATCAAGGATTCCTGTTTTTGCCGCTGTGACAGAGCATTGACTGACGTTTTCAACGAATTTGCGAACTTCGCTTCGGCTTCTGTGCGGGAAACAATGATGCCCATATGCCGCAGGCCCAACGTATCCAACTGCTGAATGTTGACCAGCAACCGTTGGAAGGTCTGCGACGAGTCCATCCCAGAAACAACGGCCAAATCCTGTGACGCTCGGGCCAATTGTTCTGCGAATTCGATTTTCAACCCGGCTTGCAGGAACTGCGTCAGCGATTGATTGGCTGACTGTGCAGTGATGCCCAAACGCTGGACACCTCGGGACACTTTATCGATCTGTTGTTCCGTATACCCGGCATTGAGGGCCACCACGTGCAATACGGTATTCAGAACTTCTGTTCTTGCAGCAACATCTGCAATGTTTTTTATAAACCGAACACTCTGGTAAGCTAAAAACCCTCCAGCTAAAAACTGTATAGCTCTCCACGTTTTATTGACGGCTTGTTCAAGTGTCAACATCTTAGGAGCCGCAGCCGCTGCCGCCGCCCCTGCCCCAGTAATTCCAGCCGCTGCATTACCTGACGCTGCCGCTAAGGCATTGGCTGCGGCTATTGCCGCTGCGGTGTTCCCAGTGCCCCCACCAATACCCCCCGCTGCTACGCCTGCCGTGGCTGCTTTGAGTTGGAGTGCCGAAAGAGCTTGAGAAAGTTGATTGACCTGACCCAGCATCGTTTGCAGAGCCGTGCCATTCTGCAACACACTGATCAGAACTTTCAGTTCCATCGCGGAGGACGAGCCGTTACTCATCTAGTCGTCTCCCTGTAAACTTTCCAGAAACTGCTTAAATATCTTCTGGTCAGTCCCCTGCGAATGACGAATCGCTACCGTCAACGCATGCAACTCACTCTGCTGACGAGCAACAATCAGATCCGCGTACACCTGTACCGCTCTCATCGAGTAGCCCCAGATGTCCGCAAGACGATGCCCATGAGCGATCAGCATTTCTACTGAGGTTGCAAGGCCATCGGAGAAGGCATCGGTTGGGTCAACTGTTCGCCTTTTTCGTTGAGCTTTTGCAACAGAGTTGTCACCTCGGATAACAACTCTCTCGCTTTTTTTGGGTCGGGTACCGACGCCTTCCAGATTTCGGACAATGCAATCAATTGCACGGTCGCAGGCATACGCTTCTCTACAACCGGGGCGGAATCCGGTTCATCAGAAGCCAATGCAATAATCTTAGCGACAACTTCAGGCGCGGTGAGCAAGAATGGACCAAGTTCTTCCGTACTCATCTTGCCTTCAAGTCCTGCCGCATACAACGGTAGAAACACTTCTCTAGAATCGATAAACAAGCCCACCATCTCACGGAGACTCAAAGCTCTCACCATGATCTGCTGGTCTTCAGAAATATCGACGGGTCGTGCGAGTTGAGCTAGGTCCGCTATCTTAACGGTTTGCTTGGCCATACAACTCCTTTGTTGGCCGACGAGTATAAAAATGGGGTAGGTGGCACCTGCCACCCACCCCGTGTGAGCACGAATCGTTCCTAGTTGACCGCGTTGTCAGGAGCGAACTTCAACTTCTTGATGCTGAAGTAATTCGAACCCGCCAGCCGCGTATCGTCCTTCAGAACCGAACCCTCGATCACGAACTGACCGAACGTGTCGGACAACAGGGCGAGTTCCTTCAGCGGATCGTTGCTGAAGCGGAACACGTCCACAATGACTGGACTGTTCGACTCGATGGTGTTCAGACCTTCGAACCGCAGCCAATTGTCGGTGATCGGACGGGTCATAGCCGATACGAGATACTGCTCGGCGTACTGATAGGTCACCGTAAGTGGGTCACCGGCAGGGTCGATGGGCGATGCCTGTTGGAATTCAGCAAAGTCCATCGCCACACCGTCGTTCAACATGATGGAACCCGCTGCCGGATTCAACTTGTAGTCCCACGGCACGGTGCCATCGGTGTACATCGTCAGTGGCGTGCCGTACTGCTCAACCACCACCGCACTCACGTCGATGTAGCGGAGCGACGTGACACGACCGGGGAAGCCCATGATGTCTTCATCAGTGGCCGTCCCTGCCGGAATCAGAATGTCGTCGCCGCGAGTGGCCTCTGCAAGGTTCTTCGCGTTCCAGTTCTCCACGGTGATGGAGCACGTCACGTTGACTTCGGTCTGGAGTCGAGCGTCAGTGGCCCTCTGGCCGTCCTGTGACCCCTTGTGGTTCACGACTGTCGTGGCGATGCCCAGTCGCATCTCAGGACAGTTGCCGATGGGACGCAACCCAATCGGATTGCCCGTGATGGGGTCACGACGCCCCACCATGATTACGCCTTGGCCACTGAAGTACCAGTTGGCCGCATCAAAGGTGCTCATACTGTGTCTCCTCTATGCCTTTTGAAGCTAGCGGCCAACTTTGGGCTTGCCGGGACCGGGTTTGTCGTTCCGGTCGTCACCACGACCTTCGTCTTCCTTGGCGTCTTCACGCTTGCCACGGAATACGACTTTCCCCAAGACACGGCTTTCCTCTTCGTCCACTTCTTGCGACTCCATCATCAGCGGTGCAGTGGCGACTCCCGGATGACGGTCATACCACGTCACAAGGACTTTCTTGCCTGCCAGCGACTCGGTGCAGACGAATCCTGCACTAGCTTCTGCCGTGCCGCCTGAGAACACGGCACCCGACACCGTCACGGCGGTGCCTACCTCGGTCAGCGTGTAGGCGTTGCCTGCGGTACCGGGCTGACGCACCTTGAGGCGCACCTTCGTCATCGCTGGCGGTGAGGCTGTGTCGGCTTCCACGGTGGCCGTCAGGCTGCTATCACCCGACATGATGGCCTTGGCCAGCCTGTCAGCCATCTCTTCGGCGTCGTTGCCGCTGGGCGTAATGTCGATGGGCACCACACCGGGAGGTGTGTTGTAGCTGGGATGCACGTAGACGTCTTTGAACGTGTATACACGACCATTGACCGTCACGGTGTTCCCGTCCACGGCGGTGGTGAGACACGTGATCACGGCTTCAGCGTTGCGCCCCTTCACGCTCAGTGTTGAAGGGTCAATCGATGCCGGGGTCGTCAGATCCACAGCCGCACCGATATGGTCTTCAGGGTCCATACCCGGCACGACCATTACCGTACCCGCCGCTGCTCCATCCACGACGGACTGTCTCATGCCTTGGAGTTCGGCAATCGCTTGAGGCAAAGTGTCGGGAATGCCCGAACCACCAAACCCCAAGTTACGTGCATTTACCATACTCATCAGCGTTCTCCTTTGAACCTGACAACCTACTCGGCTGCACCAGATACTGTGCCACTCGTTGCACTCAATTGCAAGACCTTAATATCCCCAAAATCTTTCACCCACTGGCGCAAAGCCGTGGCACTGGTCAATACGTGCTTTACCTGATAATAGCGTTCTGCTAACGTGCCAACCGGTCGAATACTCTTCTTCCGGTGGTAACCATACCACCCCACATGTTGTGCATAGGGAATCGGTGGCCACGCAATCGAATGCCCGATCAAGACACGACAGAACAGCCCATCCTGCTCGCAATCAAACTTTGACGGGGCAAACCGTGTCTTGCAATACATCCGAAGATTGTGAAAGTACGCCACCTGACAGTGCGGCACAATCAACCCCAGCATCTCCCGCCGAAAACACACACCGAGAGACGCATACGGGCCGTATTGTGGCTCTTTAATGACGCCGATGCTGCATCCCAGCGTCTTCGCCGCATGTGCCGTCCAATGCCACTGAAAGAACTGCGGATGAACCATCACGTCGTCTTCAATCATGAAGACATACCGCACCTGTGGCTCATAAAAAGCGTCCTTGAACGCCATCAAGACGTTGAAACTGTTCCCGTGGAACGGATGGGGATTACGAAAGCCCACTTGAATGTTTAGGTGAGGAAACTTGTCTACGACTTGTTCAATTTCCTCCCGAGGTGTCGTATGCCCAACGTGTGCATCCGCATACACCATCACCGACAGGTGTTTACTATCTGGGCTACGCGCAATATGCTCCAAACACAGCCACAACATCTCGGGTCGGTCATACGTTGGGACGATTACGCGGTCTTGCACAGAACGCCCACACCCATCGGGGTCATATCTTCATGCACCACGGTAGCATTGACGGTCTTTACGAAATCTTGGTATACCGTCAGTAAATAGGGATGCGACGGGTGATTAAGGTCATCGAACACCAACAGCCCATCCGGCATCAGCAGTCGCCAACAGTCGTCCAGATCCTCTCTGGCCCCCGCCGCACTGTGGTCACCATCCACCAGAATCAAATCGAACTGGCCGATAGCCTTCTTCAACAGATCATGCGAATTACCGCTGAGATACGTAGTCGGATTGGTGTATTTCAAGTCCCGCAACAGACGCTCGATGTGCGTCGGACCACCAAACGACTCGCCCCCATACTCACCACCCCACGTATCACAAAGCGCCAACCGATACGGGAAGTGCTGAGACAGCACCACCGCCAATGAATTGCCGTAGCGGACCCCCACCTCCAGATAAGCAGCCACCTTCCGCTGCGATGCAATTGATTGCAACACATTCCACAGGGCTACTTCATGTCCGTAATTTGTGAAGGTCACTGATTTACCAACTTATCCAACGCCACATTGAACTGTTTGACATCTTCATCGTATGACGTTCGGGCGTCGGCACTCAACCGATCTATCTCGGTCTGTTCCATCGCCATGACATACTTCACGGCTTTTGCCACATCTCCCGGTAATACCTGATGCAACACTCCTGCGTGGTGCGGTCTGACCCCCACACTGGGCACGTAAAATGCGGGGCATATCTCATTCATCGGTGGGGCATTAGTCGTGATCAGAATCTGCCCGGTGCTCTGCGATTCATGCAGCACATGACCGTACCCCTCATACGCGGACGGCATGACATGGCAAAAGTGCGAATTCATCAAGTGAATCAATTCTTGCTCGGAGACTCGGGCAACACCACCCGATTTTTCGCCAACCACGGTCAACGGGACACCGGCCTGATGACACCCGAAAATCACGGCCTGTGTGTTCTTGAACGAGGATTTCCCAGATACATGGAGGAATTTGCGTTCCTTCGGGATGCCCGGTCGGGCCAAGTCTTTGGCCACCCATCCAAGGTACTGGCATCGGTTGCCCACTTTCGCTTGGAAAATACGCTCACAGTCGTGTGTTTTTGCCAGAATCTTGTCCCAGCGATACTGATCCCACATCCCAAACCACCACTCGGGATGTGGCATCGCCCACTGGACCTTGGCGGCTCGGAAAGCGAGAGGTGTCACCACCTCATCGAAGATATTGATGTCAGCCGGTGGCACCACCAACGGCTTGGCGTTGAACTGCACACCATGCACCGAGTGCCCACGGGCCTGCAATGCCTGCTTCAGCAGTTCATAGTTCCGCTGAAGTCCCGCGCCATTGCTGAGGTTGGATATGTAATTAAATCGCACAATGCCCCGCAATTTTGAGAATATGAGCGATAAACTCCTTTGAATTTTCAGATCCCTTCAGTTCATTACACGTCCAGCAACACGGCACACTGTTACTGACGGTATACCCCAAGGCATTGTCCATGCGATCAATGCCGTTGAACAGGTACACCTCTCCTGCATAAGACTTTGACTCGCGTGAAGGTGAAGCGCCACAATAGAAACATACCGCAGACGTTAGTATCTTAAAAGCATCTTCGGACAATTCAAACGTATGCCCCCGTGTCTTCGCAGACAGCCGATAGGTGCCTAACACAATCCGAAAAGCCGATCCCACCTTTGCAACCGCTGGACGCTTCTGACCCTTTCGTTTGAAAGTCGTAGCCTTAGCATTTGCAGCACTCGTTTCTTTCCGCAGACACCCACAACTCGCCACGTTCCCTGATCGCAAATTACTTGCAGCCACAGTCTTCATGGCCCCACAAACACACTGGCATCGCCAACCTTCTTCGACCTTGGCTTTGACAATCAGCCGACCAAACTGCCGCCCTACCAAGTCACCTTTCAACGCTCGGCTGGACCGATAGATTTTCAGCATGTGGCTAGATTGCTGACAATGTTGAACCGCATGGGAAAGCCGATGGTAACTCGGTTGGGGGCATAGGCGTGTAGCTCATCTTCGTGAGTGACTTCTTACTGGTCTGATAGTCATGCACTCGCGCCACCATCATATGGCCACCAGACACCGACGATACAAACCGTTTGGCTTCACGTGCGGCCTGACGGAAAAATCGAATATCCTCACCAATCTGCAACGACACAAACGGATGACCACGCCACCAGTCCCTGCGGTAGCACAACGACGTACCCAGTGCGAACCAATTGGGCGACCGCATATGCCAGTGGTAGAGCCTGCCATCCCGCACGTCATAGAACAACATGTCGTGATAGCCCGTCAACACCCCAAACTCACCAAGCCGTGTGACCTGATCTGTCACACGCTCCGGGGCTGACCAATCATCCGAGTCGAAATGGCAGATGATTTCTCCCTTGGCGTATCTGGCACACAAATTCCGCATGTCCCCCGTGGTCCGCTTCCCTGCCACCCGACCGTACCGGATCGACGGATCATCTGGGGGAATCAGTGCCTCGGTCCCATCGTTCCCGTTGTCGATGATGACTAACTCTTTATGTGGGTACGTCTGCGACTGATAACAACGAATAGCCTGCGGGATGAACGCCGCACGATTCTTCGTCGGCAATATGCAGGAGACGAGCATACGAGGGCTACTTACAGTTGGCGGGAAAAAATGGATGGGATGGACTGGTCGCTGTGCCTTCATGGGGTAACTGCGTCGGCAGACTCCACCGCTGCACCCAACACACTGCACCCGACCTCAGCGCGGCTGGCGCTTCTACCATAAAGTGCCAGAAGTGCTGAGTCACCGTGCTACGCTTCCCCATGAACATCAGCCGCATCGCGTCCAGATACTCAATCGCTCGGACCTTCTTCTGGTTCGTGGCGTGAATCTCGTCTCCACGCTCCACCAACACAAAAGCCAGCACAATCTCGCAAGACAGTCCCACTTTCGCGGTGGGTCCACCCTCAGACATGGACCGCATGCCTTCGTAGACGATGCCTACAGCGGGATACGCTCGGACACCCTTCAGCACATCGAGCAAGTCGTTCTCATCGTAGGCGACCACCACCTTACCCGTCAGGTTGACCGGTGGGGCGTTCAACGTCAGGAGTCGGGTGCTAGCTTCCTCCAACACTTCAGTGAGTTTGGACATTACAGCAATCCTGACGTGGGAGAAGCACGACCAATACTCCCTTGATTGGCTCCTTGCTGTAATCCCTGTGCGATGCGTCGAATGATGACTTGGGCCATCAGGTCCATATCCTCAGCCGCAAACCCTAAGAACTGACGCTGCGGGAAGCCAATACCAAACTGATGCTTCTCCGCATAGGGGAACCCTTGGGGCGACGTGACGTTCGTGCCAATCGCTCGGGTGTGCTGGCTCTCGGCATACAACTGGATGCTACGAAACAACTTGCCCGTATCGAACAGCGTCCCACCCCCTCGGCCACTACGTGCCCTGCGAAGCGCGGCCTGCGAGGGTGGCCACTTCGTTCCGTCTGGTGCTTGTTCAATCAGGAATCGAGACCGTAGCCGGTTGTAGATGACGGCAGCACCCTCATCCAGTATCTTCACCGTGTCCAGTGCTTCGCCCAGCCCACGGATGGATTTCTCCAACCCCTGCTGACCCACGACGGACACCGTGAGCAGTCTCATTTCTTGAGCTTCTGCTTCTTGATCTGCTTCGCGGCCTTCTGCTTCGTCACCTCGGCAGGAGGTTCCACGATAGACTCCGGTTTATCTCCGGGAATTGGCTTCTCAGAGTTTTTCGACTCCGACTCCGACGTTTTGCTGAGATTCTGGTTCTTGGGCTGCATCAGATGGACCTGAAGGTGAATCCCTGTGTCCGCATGTACGGCTGCAACAGCAGATTCGCATGGTCAGTCAACGTCTGGTACTGCGACTTGGCCTCATTACTGCGCTTCGTGGTCTGCTGCGCGTTAAACACCATCGGAACGAGCGACATAATAGCTTCGTAGATCGGATCGGGGATTGGCTCCTGTGGAACCAATTCGGCTTTCCAGTATGCCGCATTCGTGGGGAACGTACCGACTGGGGGGACGCCGATACACCGGTAGGCAATCCCGGTATAGGCCACCACATCATCGATGGCGTACTGCTGGTCAGCGGCCCATACGGTGAGGTCATCAACAGGGTAGGGTCGGGTGCCATCTTCGAACCCCGTATCACACTGAATCCGGATGTAGTTATCTCCGTACGTCTCCGCATCGACGTACAGATACCCCTTCTTGTAGTCGAACTTCATCAATGTCGAATCGATAGTTGAATGCGCGGTGAACGGGCCGTAGTCGTTCGAAAACGTCACCGTCTGCGGCACGTCTTGTCGGACCAAGCCACTGGGCACTTCCAACCGATACAGGCCACCCGGAGCGATGCCTGAGAAGGCTTGGGAGTCGATAAAAAACCGACAGTCCTGTGACTGACGAGACAGCTTCCCATCAATCACACGTTCAACGTGCAACTGGGCCGAGACGATGCCCGACGACACTACGTCCTCAATCCCAGCCAGATCCGCACTGAGACCCATTCGCAGGATCACATCCTGCACATCCACGAACAGCGGCGTCTGTGGGCGTCTCATCGGCTAGACCGTGATATCTCCACCCTCAGTCTTCCCCAAAATGTCTTGAATCTCGCTGTCGTCTCCCACCTCAATGCGCTTTCTCGGTGGAGAGAAATGGACAGGTTCATCAGGAATCCCGGCCTGCACACCCGTCGCATCCACGACCTCGTTCTTGGGTGCTACTCTGGGCTTGGGTGCCTGATACAGTTTCCAGATGGGACGACCGGTGTCTGTCTCGGCCAGCAACTGCATGGCGTCCACGGTCCTGAAGCGGTAGGGTTTACCCTTCTCGTACGTCTCACCCTGCCACGTGTACTGGGTATACAAAGCCAATTCCAACACGGTTGTATCCGGCTTTACCGCAGGTTCTGGTGATTTCTCAATCTTCTCTGTCTTTAATGCCATTACATCACTCCTTGATTACGTGAGGAACGCGGGAAGTCGTACAGGCGTCGGTTCCGGCTTCGGTGGCTTTCCATGAACCTTCCACACCGGACGTCCATGATCCATTTCTTCCAGTTTCACCAACGCTTCTTCCGGGGAAAAGATATATCGCACACCCTTCACATACTGCACCCCCTTGACTCCCGTCACTGGTGGCGACAGCAGACCGACAGTATACACATCATAGATGGCCAACTCCAGTTGGGTGTACTGGGAAGGGTTTGGTGGCCTTGGTGGTTTGTCTGGTTTGAGCGGTACGTCAGTCATTGCAATCAAGTGCAAAAGGGACTCCCCCTTGCGGAAGAGTCCCTTGCAACCTCACGACTGGTGACTACCGGCTTCCGGTAATGCCCGTGTACTTGACCACCGCGTTGACTTCCTCGATGGCGAAGTCGATGCGGCAGGTCAGCACGATGATGAACACACGGGCACGAATGTCCTTGTCGTACTCGATCATGATGTTCCGCTGAATCCCGAAGATGAGATTCATCGGATCGGTGAACAGGCCCTGCGGTCCCGGCATCAGGGCGACCGGGGTCACCTTGGAACCGTAGATGTAGACCGGGAGCAGACCCTGCACCTGTGCGTCACCGAGTGCGGTCTGACGAGCACCGTACTGGTCACGGATTTCCGTCTCGTTGTCCACGGACACGAAGTGCGACATGGCACTGCGGTTCCGGAGATACCGGGTCGGCATGGTCTTCAGTGCGGCTTTGACCGCCGCCTTGTCGAACACGCCACCCACGTTGGTCACGTTCGCGGTGGCCAGCTTCAGATAGCCGTCCTGAAGAGCCAGATAGGCGTCCGCAAGGTTTGCGGTGTCACCCTGAATGCCAAGCTCTTCCAAGTCGAGCGCGGCACGCTCGGCCAACAGGTCCACGATGGTCTGGTGCAGACCACCCGCGCCGGTCTGCAACGGCACGTTGATGTTGCCCTTCTCGATGTTGTCCTCGATCACGTCGTAGGGCAGATGGACTTCAGCGATGACTTCTTTCGTCGCCAAGTTCACCTGTCCAAGATCCGGCTTCACGCGATCCGAATCAGCCATGGCGGTGGCGCTGATCGCAGGTCGCAGCACTCGGGAGCCGAAGCCGATCTTGTTGATCTTCATCTCCGGTGCGCCCATGGCGACCGTCCGGATGGAAGCCAACAGGGTGGGCTGGTCAATGAGCGTACGGATGAAGCGGTCGGTCTGCTCCGGATTCAGCTTGCCAGCCGTCGCCAGATCCGCAAGCGCCATATCCGCTTTTTGGATAACTTCCTGATTCGTCATGTCATCTCCTACTACAAAACGGTGAATGGTGGATCTGGTCGTTACCGACGACGACGCAGAAACGCGGTGTCGAAATTGCCCGTCCGAGGATCATCGTCCTTCTGCACCCGCATACGGGCTGGTCCTGCGGGGCGATCTTCGGAGACAACGGGGGCAACCACCGTACCCTTCAACGTCGCTCCCAAAGTGTCAGCTTTCTGTACCACGTCGTCAAGCACTTTCTTCTGGCTGGCCTGTTCGGTGACGACACCTTCCAACTTGGTCGTCAGCGTGGTGAACTGCGCCGTGGTGCTATCGTTCAGTGCCTTCAACGCGCCGAGAATGTCCTGAATGCCGGTGTCAGCCTTCTTGGTTTCATCCTCTTCGGGGCTGGCTTCTTCCGGTGGACCCTTCTGGTCATCTTCCTCATCAGCCGGAGCCATCTCAGACGGCGGATGGGACTTGAGACGCTTCTTCCTCTCGGCCTCCGACTCACCGGCCAGTTTCGGCGGCAACTTGGGACTCTTTTTGTCGGCCTTGACCACGTCTTCCGTCTTCACGTCTTCCTTCACCGGCTCCTCGTCCTCTTTCTTGTCTTCGCAGGAGCACTTCTTGACGATTTCAGCAATGGCCTCGTCCAACTGGAACGCTTCCACCGGGAGCGTGATCATCTGCTCCATGTACTGGGCGTAGCTGGTCAACGCGGCCTGAGCATGGTCCTGTGGTGTGTCCGACTTGGCAACCTTCAGCATCTCGTCGTACAGATTCTGAGTGGCCAGCTTCAGATCGGGGAAGAACCCGTGCTCCTCGATCTGGTCACCCATCCATCCCGAGGGAATCTGAAAGTTGGCGACGGATACCAACGACTGATCGCTCAGTCGCACAAGCTGGACTTCTTTCGGAGCATCCGTCTGGGCGAAGACCAGCGTCTCGTCGCCATCGGCTTTCTGAACGCGATCAATGCGGAACCCGTGCTTCTCGATGGCGTCCCGCACTTGTTTCGCGGCGTCCTCGTTTTTCTGGGCGAAGACCACGATTGCCGACACAAAAGGCTTCGCCACCTCTTTTCCGTCCGACTTGAATACTCGCGTCAGATCAATACCCATCTCGTTCTCCTTCTCACGCTTCAACACTCGGAACGGAATACGTGTGGCGGCTCGATCTACCAACGAAATAAACCGCACATCCGCATCACGCAACTGTTTCAACTTGGTCCGAAAAATCGGCATGATCCTACCTCAAGATTCGGACGTTATCAACAGAACTAAATCGATGGCGATGACCTTGACTGTCTTGGGTATGCGTCCCCGCCACGATGGTATGCGAATGGCCATTGACCACATCCGTCAATCCACCCTTGAACTGTCCCTTTTCGTCATAGGTGACGAAGAATTTATGCTCATGACCGTCATCACCCTTACTGGTCAACCCTGACACGACCGGAGGAATTTCAATCTCCACATCCGTATCGTGTCGGGACACGAGAGCTTCCATGCTGAAACCGTTGATTTCGCCCTTCTTGATGGACGACCACAAAGTTGGGTCGGGGATATGAACACCAATCACCCATGAATCAGGTAGGAACCGTGTGTCGGATGCGTCCGAGACGAACGACTCTACAACACTCGCGCCCTCAACAATCTTATTACCGTGCATCAAGTCGATCTGCTTCATCTTACCAGAGCGGATAAACTCATGGGCCATTTTCCGAATTTCCACCACCGTCATGTACTCACCCTGTGCATCAGGACGGTTGGGGGCGTAAACTTCGCCCATCGCTATCTGAAGTTCACCGTCCTGTTTGATTACGAGTTTTCGGTTCATACGTGTCTCCAATTGGAGCCGGAACCAGAAACAGCATGCCAAATACAGGTCTTAGTCACTCCAAATTTCTTGGCAATGTAATCAAGCGGAAAAGTGGGTCGCATACTCCGCGCTTCTTTCACTTGCGCTTCAGTCAACTTCGCCGTGCCTATCTTCGACCCTACTAACTTAGTGCCGTGTTTGGCCCGATCTTCTGACTGCTCAACACAAGTACCCCAGATCAAATTGTCTCGCCGGTTATTCGACTTGTCACCATCCAAATGGCGACATTGCTTCCCGGCTGGTCGTGGGCCTACAAACGCCGTTAGTACAAGTGCATGAACTGCCACGGTCTTTCTATCAATCACCACCGTTCGATATTGATTGTGCTGAACAATCGGTTTCATCTCTCGGCGCTGTTCCCACGGCAATAATGGCCCCTGCCCGTTCAATGGACGTGTGGACCACACTCGGCCATCATTCGACACCCAATAGCCCGGAGCAACGCCCATGACAATGTGCTGTTCTTCGGACTTCAGTACCAAGGACATTCTACACCCCAATCAGGTTGGCAACTGATCCATTCGTGCAATCAATTGCCAACCGTCAGGAGAATTTCCCTACCGCTTGTCTTTCTTCGGTTCGGGTGTCGGCGCAATCGGATGCGTCGGCTTCGGACCACCGATGCTTCCCGGTCCACCGGGGCCACGACCGGGCAACCCCTGATCGGGTCTACCGGGACCACCAATGCCACCGGGTTTGCCGGGAAGTCCCTGATCAGGACGTTCACCACCTTCTTCCGGTGGCGAAGCGGATTCGTCGTCGGGATCGGTGGGTAGCTGTGTCGGTTTATCAGTCACGGTGTGCTCCTATTGCTGGGTTATTTGAATTTCAATACGTCGGCATACTTTTCAGCACGCTCTTTCCGCCGCTTGAATCTGCGGGTGTCTCGTGAAGAATGTGGCCCCGGCGTCTGATGTTCCTTGTTGACCGACTCATTGTACCCAATGCTGAAGGTGCAGACGGCGTACGGATCGTATCCACCACCCTTGGCCTTGACGTGCTCCACACAGCGATGCCACTTCTCCGAGTGAATATGGCCCTCACCCTTCAGAGCAGCCGCACGACTCGTCAACAACCCGTTCGTGAGCGGCATAAGGTTACCTCACGAATGCTGGTGGCCGTCCCCTGAGAAATGGAGCACTGGCGTTCGCTCTCGCCTTCGCTACTTTCGCCTCACGATCACGTTGAGTTTTCAACAACGAGTTTCGGCGCTCCACATACGCACTCAATGATTCACCTTCCAGTCGCCTCATGTGCTGAGTATTCACATACTCGTTGATGTCCTTGGACGGCGCATGAAACGTGGCCTCTTTGGGGGCATGTCTGGTGGTCGCTGGTGTGCGAGCCGTCTCAGCCATCACAGGCGTCTTAGGTGTTCGCATCGTGGTCGCAAACGCAGCCGGTTCTGGTCTCACCAAAATGTTTGGTTTTCTGGCGGTCTCACCATAAGGATCTGGCTTCAACGGTGATGCTCCGAACATCTCTCTAGCGTTCGCCTGTCGCTGTGCGCTACTGAACTGAAAACCCGGTCCAGCCGGATTCTCAATCTGAAACTTGGGTACCTTTGCTGCCGCTTGTTCCTCAGCCGTTCTCCCAAATTCATCCGTCACACCGGGAATGAAGACGCGATCTTTGACGATACCCGAACCACCGTCTGACGCGCCATGAAGGTGGGCTGCGGTTTGCTGTGCCTGTGGACTGTGGGCGGCTACTGTCTGTTTCGTTGGAGGATGGGGGCTTTGGTAACCCATCGACCTGCCAAACGCATCCTTCACAGGTGCCCCTGCGGTGCCACCGCCACGCTCTCCAATACGACGGTTTCCTAGCCCACTGGACCCTGATGTAAACCGCCCATCAACTCCGTGGTTGGGATTGTATTTCTTGACCAGCGATTTGCGAGTGTCAATGGCCATCAAACTACTCCTCATCCGACTCATCGTCGGACTCCCCCAACCCCTTCACGATATCGACATTATCCGTGGGTGTATCTTCCACCGAAACGACTTCGGCTCCTATTTCTTCAGCCACCGCCACCGCATGGCTTCCAGCACTACCATACTGGCTATGGCGAGAACCCATCCACCGAAACGCATTCAGGAACGCCGCTAACGTCGCATCGGGACACTCCCATCGCTCTCCATCGAATGTCGCCTCGACACCCTCGACCTTAATAACCGCCTGCATTATACCAACTCCCCTCGCGTCACCAGCCGATGAATGAACGTAAAATGTTTCGGGGCTTTGGCGGCAAAGGAAATGGGATCGCGGAAGTAGTGCTCGTATCCAGACGACACATATTCTGTGCCCTTAATATGCTCGTACACTTTCTCGGAGTATTCATTGACCAACGGTTCGTTCTCACTGACGGCTTTGTCTCGGGCCTTGGTTGCCTTCGCCAACAACCCTTTGACTGACACTTCAATTCTATGCCCGAATTCATGAACATAGATTGCTTCTTGATCGTTTTTATTCATCCCATGCCCAAACGTAATCTGACCCTCAATAGAATGTGAGTAATGGGCATCTCCACTCGACCTGCCCCTCGTCAGATTCGTACTCTTGGACTTCAACTGCTTCAGGATGGTCGGGTGCAGCAAGAGATTGACGTTGGCTTGTAGCTTATCCGCCGTCTTCTGATCAATCCCACTCGCCTTCGTTACCTTGACCTTTCCCTTCCCACGGGGGCTACTTTCCAACGCCTCAAGAATGAGCTTACGCCCTTTCTCCGCAATCTTCCCATTGTTTTCCGCGATTTTGAAAAGTTCGTCACGGTTCGTAACCTTGCTCTTATCTTTCCATCCCATGGCCTTCAGCGCCGTGGTGATACCTTCCGGCGTACTGGCATCCAAGAACACTTGCGTCGGCCCGTCCTCAGACTTCACGTCGGATGGCTTCGCGGAGGGTTTCGTCACCTTGGCCGCTTTGGAATTGAACTTCACTTCCGGCCCGATCCCAAAGAATTCTTTTTGCTCGTCGGCCAGTTCAATTTCCCCCGCCATGTACCGACGTTTCACTGACGCCCTGATGATGGGGTCTTGTTCTGTGCCTACCGGATATTCACCGTCCTTCGGGACAGTTTTCTTGAAGTTCGCAGTCTCTTTTTCTTTACCGCCTATGCCGCCACTTTCTTTACCACCTGTGCCACCACTCGTGTCACAGAATTGGCCGGAATTGTCTGCGTGGCACTTGTTGAACTTCAGGACTAATTCAAAGGGGAGTTTGGGTTTGGATGGCTCTGCGGCATGTGTGAGTCCATACCGGGACACGAATCGACTCGTATGCAGGGGCATGGGTTACTGACTCACAATTGCAATCAGTTGCACGGGGTCTTATTTTACAGGACAACGCAAGAACGCAACAACTATTTTCCTAGCTCAGTAACTGCTTCGCTCGTTCCGATGACACACCCTGTCTGGTCACCAACTGGAGATGGGCCTTGGCCTTCGGTACAGGCTTCGACACCACCATTTTTAGCGTGGCATGGTCTGTCTTGAGCGGTTTCAAGGTCATCTTCATGAGAGGTACGCTTTCGCCTGCGCTACCATCAAATCATCGGCCAGATCCAGTGCCCAAATACCTGACGACTCACTGAGAATCCACTCACCGATGGTCTTGCCTGCGTAGGTGAACGGTAGCTCGGTCAGAGCAACTAAGGCCGATGGTGACCCATCTTGTAGTAGCTGCTTCACCAGCAACGCATCAGCCGGGGCCAGCGATGCCATCATCGGCTGCAACACTCCTGCTTCCAACTCTCCCAGTGAATACGTCCGCAGAGCATCCCATTCCAACTCGTCAGGCAGAAATCCCAGCTTGGCGTAGTATGCCGCATTACCGGCCACGCTGAGCGCAATCGAGGATGCCGTGGACTTCTTCCCCATGTCCAGCATGGCACTGAACATACGCTTCAGGAACGCGGCCTCGGCCTTTGGCGTGCCCTCAGCCAACTCCGCACGGGTCAAGTAGAAGATACCCGTGAATGGGTCCAGTATCGCCCCCAGCTTGAATTCCACCCCATCCGTGACCCCTCGGGCGTTCAGTCCGATATCCCCAGAGGGATGAAACTCCACCGGCTTCGAACCAACGCCTCGTGTCATCACCTCTTGGGGACGCCCTCCAGTGAGCTTGGTCATCAACTCGACCGGAGACATGCCGATGTTGGCGTTCCACTCGGCCACCTGTTCAGGAGTCGCTGTCACACCGATCTCCGCTAGGTCAGCCGCTGTGACAGGCTGAAAGACCTCAGTCCCATCAGGCACCGTGGCCGTGACCTCGGTGGTCTTCCCCTTGCTCGACTCCACCGACCGGCACAACGTGCGGCAGTGCGGGTGGTAGGGTGGGATGTGTAGCCCTCGGTCAGTCAGTTCTTGGGCATTCATCTCGCTGTACATGGCCATCGATGCTTTGTCCTGCTTGGGCCATGGTTGGACGACGCGAAGGTCGTTGGGGTCTTGCACGTTCAGGGCTTCAATCACCTTCTCACGCGCATCAGCCACATCAAAAATATGGCCATCAATCATGCGGCAGAACTTACTGGTCCGACCATCGAGCACGGCGGTCAGACGATACCGGGCCATCCCCAGCACTTCGGCCTCAGCCGTAAATCCCCACGTCGCCAAGCGGCTGGCGTTGAGACTGGTAATCATACGTAGCTGCTCATCGCCTTGCTTATCGAACGACACAAACGGCGTGACATAACGTCCGCTGACCGGATCTTTCTTCGTTACATCGAACTTATTCGTTATACCGAACGGGATGGTTTCCTGCACACCTGACGCATGGCTGATGGTGATGCTCTGCACCACAAACGAACCATAGACAAATAGTTCTTGATACCGCTCGGCAATCTCCGGTTTACAATACGCCAATGTGCAGTGCGGTTTGTAAACCGGGAAGCTCTTTTCCTTGAAATCTGCGTAATTTCCAATCTCAGCCTCGATAGCGTGCAACTCGGGTGACACGATCCTCGCCACCACGGGCACGGCTCCATCCGAGTGTTCTGAGGCAGGGAATAACTCCACCCCCTCGACTCGCGCCTCAAAAGGCTTCTGACTGGCAAGAAAGGCTCTCAGGGCGTCGAGGTTCTCGTTCAACAGGCCATACCGCACCGTGACGTGGTTGGGGTCCACGTCCTTTCCTGCGCCCTCCAGATGGTCATCCTGAATGGCGTCTCGGGCCATGTTCAGACTAAGCGCGGCTGCACTGGTAGGAGCAATAGGGATCTGGGTATTCCCATAGCTATAGGTGCCACCCTTCAGCACCGCCGCATATCCTGCAATCGATTGCAGCACGGGTATTACTCCTCGGGGTGAAACTTCGGCTTGTAATACGTGTTACTCGCAAATACCACGTCCAACCGATTCTCCAAGAAATCCTTATCGCTGCCGTTCAGCTTGGTCTTGAACAGATGATATTCCTGCTCCAGATGCCGTCTCTTCTCCGGAGACATGTCACCCGTCTGGACGAGCTTCCCATCCACGATCCGGATGGTCCGGATCACTTTAGGCGGGTCCATCGAATAATTGATAAGTTCTGCGTACAACTAGCACCTCCATGCCCCTGTAGTCTATCAGATAATTTGTCAATTGTCCATATACAGGGTCTGGTTCTTCCACAGTTCCTTCAAGCCCGTGGTGGTCTTCATGGCTTCTTTCAGATTCTCAATGCGACCCAAAAACGCTTCACGTTCTCGACTGCTCATGCCCGAATGACGATCAGCAAACGCTGTCCAGTCCGTCCTATCTAACGCATCGGCCATTTGCTTCCGTTCATCCTCTGGAAAGTCGTCACTAGCTGACTCCCTCCACGTTCTTGTGGTGGCCGACCGGAAAGTGAATTCATCATGACCATAGATGGGAGCCGGAAGACTGTAACCATTGTCCATGGCGAGGAGCTTGCCATTAGCGTCGAAGGACACATTGTTGGGATGCCGATCCATCTGCCCCATAGCGTAATCCAATACTGCCAGTCTTCGGATTTCTTGTGGAGTCGCTTTCTGACCATCGGAATCAATACCCGGCACCCACTTCGTGAGACTACCTCCATGTGGATGGGGTGCCTCATCATTCATGATGTTCACTCCCTCAAAAGGTTGCCCGGTACTAACAACATCAATGTGTTCTCGGAGGACCGTCTCCGGCACCAGATCCAGTCCTAACGCCTCTGAGACTTCAAAGGCAATGGCTTCTCTCTCACCCAGCGACAGATCCCGGTTGATGACGTAGTTTGAAATATCGTCATTCCAAAAGGCTGCGGCCCAGCGTTCACCTGATTCAGCCTTCAATGCGGCAACGGTCCCATCCTCCAACGTCACTTTGTACGTTTCATTGGCGTGTGTCCCCGGATTGATTTCCTCAGAATCTGCGATGTTGCCAGTCCTCATCGAATTCAATGACGAACCAGTTGGTGCCGCCGATACTACCGGGGCTTTCGATGGCGTCGTCAACCGCCTCACCATCGAAGATTGCCCGGTGATACGTGGTGGGTTCGCAAACCCCGTGCCCATGGGGGCGTTCATGATCGTGGCAAACCCTGCGGCTTTTGCCCTATCTGCTTCCATCCGACGATCTTCCGTACTGCCAAAGCCATACTCAGGCGGCTTGAACGTAGACGTTCTGGGCGTTCGACCGGCCATGGTGGTGGCGGCGAGACCCTGACTGACACCACCCTGCGTCCATCGTCCACTCTCTGGTGACCCTTTCGGGACACGGGGCTGGTTCCGATCCCACTTCAGGATGGAGACGTATGCAATTGATTGCACAGGCTTCCGCTGGAAGATCAGCATGGTCAGTCTTTCTTGAACGTCGCCGTGATGTATGACCCCGAAAATTCCACTTCCAACTGCCGTAGAAACGCTCGTTCTCCGTGCATCCGTGCCTGCGTCATCTCGATCATCTTGTGATAGGATGGCGGCATGGGTTCTTTTTCTTCAATCGAGAGCTTTCCACCATCCACTCGGACGATGGCCATCACCCTCGACCTTCCCCCCGTATGATCCCAAATCTCGGTGTGCATAACTAGAATCCTCCACCCATTACTGTATCACAATTTGAACAATTTGTCAATTACTGTTACCACATATTGTTCAAACCGCTCCACAGGTTTTTCAGGCCATCCGGAGTGCCCAACGCCGTCTTCATCTTCTCGACACGGCCCAGAAATGCCTTCCGCTCCAGTGCATTCATGTTCGGGTGGCGGTCCATCACGGCCTGCCAATTCGTCTTCGACATGGAATCGAGTATCTCAGTTCGGGTGGCGTCTGGTATTGTGCCGGAACTAGCCCAATCCCTCGCGCCATGCGACCGGAAGGTGAAAGCATCGGGCGGATCACCGTCAGGCACCGCAGGCATACTGTAGCCGTTGTCGATAGCCACAGGTTCCGTTCCGTCGTACATCAAATTGTTCGGGTGACGATCCATGGTGCCGATCATGTAGTCCAGCACCGCCAACTTGGCTCCACCACTGGCACTGAGGTATCCGTCTTTCCGTGCATCACTGCGGTAGTGCTGAAACGACCCCCCTTGAGGATGGGGCGCATCAGGATTCATATCAGGGCCACTGCCACTCCCACTGCCGCTCGGAGCAGTGCCTGACGTGTTATACCCATGGTCGTGACGCCACTCGGTATAGGACTGGACGTTTTTCGCTACGATACTGTCAATGATTCTGGCCTCGGTGTCCGCATGGTCTTCGATGAATTTATCCCGGTCCAGATGTTCTTCCGCGTCATCTTCATCGACTTCATCGAACCCGCTGTAGCCGTCCTTCAATTTCGCTCGGATAAGTTCTCGGACCTTGTTTTCCTCGGCCTCGTTCATAGAGTCCGTGACATCGACGTTTGCTTCATCCAGAAACTCGATGGGATTCAGTTTGCCTTCATCCGGCTTGCGCTCAAAGGGTTCCTTAGACCCCATGGGCAACGTGGGATGTTCCAACATGGCGGAACGTGTTCCATGGGCATCCTGATCTCTGAACGCCTCATATTCCTCATCCCAGATTTCCTGTACCTCTTTGGCACGTTCTTGGATATCAGAAACATGCTCTTTTTGTGCCTCATGGTATAGGTCAGCCATCTGGTCGCCAGCTTCCTCATAGGCATTTTCTCTGGCGTCTTCTTCGGCATTTTCCTGATAGTCTCGATAATCCTCTCGGGCTTGGTCTGAATCGTATCCCTGCCCATCACCACTGTTCATTCCGCCTTTGGCCTTGGTGTTGATATCGATGTTAGTTTCGTCTACGACCTCACGGAGCACGGTTTCAGGCACGATTTCCAGCTTCAGTGCCGAATCCACCTCATACGCAAAGGTTTCACGAGCCGCCAACGAAAAGTCCTTGTTGGTGACCATCTTCTTGATGTCATGGTTCGCAAAACGCAAACTCCACGATTCACCACGTTCGGGTTTATAGACGGCTTCGATGGTCTCCCCCTTGTCATCCACCAACGTCACCACACATGAGGCATTCGCATTGCCTGCATTCCCCAGTGGGCGGCTGTCTGTCGCTCGGTCGGTCTTCAGGGCCTGAATGACTTCCTGATGTGGATCAGGCGGTGGTGGTTCGGGAACACCCACTCCACGAGGACGATTCACAAATCCTCGGCCACCTTCTTTGACGTTCAACAGAACAGGCTTGAAGGATGGGTCGGGTGTCCGCGTGTGGCCTGCGATAGCCCGTGCTCGATCCATGGTGGAAAAGCCTGCGCCACGATCCCCATGGGTGGCGTAGCGTTCCATCCCCGGTGCCGTGCCGTATTTATCATCGATTGCGCTGGCCGCTCCGGTCCCATGACTCCCTTGACTGATCCACTGCCCACCCGTGGCTGACCCCTTCGGGCCACGCGGCTGGTTGCGATTCCACTTCAAGACGTGGGCATAGCCCTGCACCATAGACTTGATAGTTGCAATCAATTGCCGGGTAAGTGGTGGCATGGTGTCCTACGTATGCTTCTTCACGAACGTGGCCGACACGTCCTCGTCATCCTCGGGGAGTGGATCACTGGGTAGGTCATTGGTCCACGAGTCATCCACTGGTTCACCTGTGGCCTGCTCCTGAGCCAACGCTTCCCGCAACTCCTTACGTGCCTGTTCGTCCGATGATTCGGTCATAGCTGTTGTCTCCCTCGCGCTCCATGACCGATACGGCCACTTTATGCACGCTACGATGGTTCTCTAGCCCATCCTCTCGTAACTTCTGACTGACGGCGGCTGTCGCCTTCTGGTGCTTCTCAGCCACGCCACCCCACTGGGGCACCGACACCATCCGGAGTAGGGTCTTTCCGCCCCGCTTCATCCACGTCCACCCTTGGATGCCGTTCTTCACCAGCACCGCATGGACCTTTTCCCTGACGACCGGAGACACCCCACCCGCGAACGACAATTCTACCGCAGGCTGGCAATTACTGCCCGTACACTTCTTCAGGACCAGCACCGCATCCTGATTGAACGTCTTAGCCGTCTGCGCCACCAACCGTCTGGCGGCTCCGTTGCCCCGGTAGAACACTTGCCACATGGACTCCGACCCACCATCCCACCCACCGACTCCCGGCTTCACAGAGACTCTGGTAACCCCCGGTAGGGCCTCCAGACGGCTCTGGAACTCGTGCATGTGCTGGAAGACCTCTTTGTTCGCTTGGTGCCCCGGATCACCCTCTGGCCGCTGACTCGTGATGGCCACTCGGGTAAAGTCCGGACCCTCCTGCACGGTTCCCTCGGTGAACTGCCCTCCTATGGCGCTTCCCTTGGGTTCCCGTGGGTGTTTCGACGCATCCCATTTTAACACAGGCCCAGACGTGGTCAAAAAGGCCACATAAATGACCTGATCTTCTTTTCGGACCACCTTCACTGGATCTACATCCTCCAGTGGAGACTCCCAATCTGCATACTGTTTCCCACCTTGCGGCCCTAGTGCCTCGACCACATCAGCCAGTCGATACTGACGCACCTCGTGAATCAATTCCGGTGGCACAGTCTCTGTGCTCGACATCTCTGTGCTACGCGCTTGTGCCCACGAACCCGATGGCCCAAAAGCATGCTTGTTGGCAGGCTGGAAGTAACGACTGGCTTCTGGCTTGAACACAAACACTGTAATAGTGTCCACCGAATCATCCGACGCCATCGCCGCATAACTCAGCGCCACTTTCTCACTCGTGGATGCAAACCCTTTCCCTATGGGAGAACTCCGATCCATCTCGCTGAGAGGCTTGAGTCCTTCCTTCAGAATCTTCTCGGCCAACTCATTGGACGTGCCATGGTAAGCGAACCTACCTTTACCATCTCGTGGGTGTTTACTCTCATCGAACTTGATGGCTTTGGTCTTGGCCTCATCCTCTGCAATCAATTGCAGAGCATCCTTCTGAATCTGTGCGGTGGCGTTGTGCTCCAGATACTGGAGCATGTTGTTGGTGGTCTGCTTCAGGAAGGTATCGAAAGTGCCCACGCCCACAAAGGAGGGTTTACCTCTCGCCACCATGTTGGCCCCGAACACGCCACACGACAGGAGCATGTAGGTAATCCACTCTTTGTTTTCCGTGCCGACTTCAGCCATATCCAGATCGGGCACCAATCGACGGGCTTCATCCCATTTATGGTCGAGACAGGCTTGCGTGATTTTCTGGTAAATGGGAGCCGACTGAATACGCCACGTCCGCAGAAGACGCCTAAGAAACGCCCTCTCCAGTGCGATATACGTTCTCAGGTCTACAGTCTTCGCCACGGCTAGTCGTCTTTACGCTCTCGGATAGCTCGGATAATTTTCTGCTGTGCGCGGCCTTGCGCCATGCGGAAATCTAGGGCTCTCTGCTTCGCTCCGACGACGCCACCTTCTTTTCGTCTGGCTTCGGCCATCCGTGCGGCTTTTTCCTTCCGCTTCTTCCGCCGCTCAATACCCCGCTGCTTGGCGGCGGTATTCGTGGTCAACGACCCCATAGGTGGGAGCTTGGGATCACTTTCTTGGGTCAGATGAATTCGCTGGCTTCGCCGCTCAGCCTGCTCGGCTCTCTCCTCGGTCTGATACTTGGGCTCCAAGGGATCTGGCGGGGCATCCTCTGGAAAGTCTGATAGCCCATAGACCTGCACGATTTTTTTGGGGTCATCAGGCGTGTGCCCAAATGGGCCTGTCCCCATCGTGAACAACCCATGTTTATCTCTGGGATGCTTATGCTCATCCCACTTGAGCACGTCGGTGAAGGATTTAGCCATGGGACTTCAATACATCCGCCATGCTCCGCTCCACGGCTCGGACATACGCTCCGGTATACCGATTCAGCACCGCTTCGAAAAACACCACGCCCTGATCCGGCATGATGCGGGTGCCGGTGTTCGCATCAGGCATGCCTGCCTGTAGCTCGGCCATCATCCGTGGTGGGAATCCAGTGATGGTGACTTCACCCTCCACCAGCCGTACCTTACCCAAGACTTCTTCGGGCTTCATGCTGTAGTTATAGATGGTGAGTTCACGCATATAACGCTCCACCAATCAGGTGGATTTCTCCCTTACGCAACTGGTTGATGACGATTTTTCTCCGGCGCTCAAAGGACGCTCGTTCCGCCTTCCCAATATGTGACCCATCAAGCACACGGGCTACATCCATCTTCTCAATGCGCTCCGCTAATTCGCCCTGATATTTCGTGGGTAAATCATCTCGTCTGAGATTATCGACCGCTAAACTGTTGGTGCCGCGTACTTCACTCATCGTGTAACCATGGTCAATGGCAATTAACTGATTACCTTTCACCATGGCATTACCGGTATGCCGGTCAGTATTTCCCAGAAGGGCATCGAGCACCGCCATGTTCCCGATATCTTTTCGTGACAGACCACTCACATCCGCCACGCCATAATTCCTTGCGCCTGCCTGAAACTCTTGGAGTGAGCCTATCCTTTTCACAGGCGTCTCGTCATATTCTGGATATTTAGGGGCCGAGATTTCGACTTCACCCATCACCGTCATGGGCACCAAGTCGAACCCCAGTTCGTCATCCATGCGAGATGCGATCACTTCACGTTCTGCGAGTGACGCCTCACCACTCCCGCCATGTTTTTCTCCCTCAACCGGCTTGAACACAAACTCTTTGCCATCAATTTCCACCACCAAGGATTCATTGATGCCGCCGCCCAACTCCCGTGTGTGTTCTGAGTGTTCTACGATGGGCGTCCTGAGCGTATTCCTGTGTTCACCAGACGGAGTCCGATCCAGTGGCGGGGACTTTGACACCGCCATATTGGCTTTCATCTCGGCCAGTGCTGCATCCTGTATGACTTTATTTTCAGCGTCCCGAATACGTCGCTGCGCCTTCGGAGACAGCCCTGCAATGTACTCACGTTGCTGAGTGCTCGTACCCTTGGGAAACGTGGGAGCTTCATTCCTCTGAAATTCTATGGTCCTAGCAGCCTCAGTTGTACCAAGTCTCCGACCCTTCGCCTGATCCTTCCCATGCCATCGATCTCGTTCCCCCTGTGGGGTAAGACCCTTCGCCCATCGTCCTCCCTCGGGTGACCCTGCGGGGTTTCGCAACTGGTTAGGACTCCACTTGAGAATACGGGCGTAGTCCATGGTTACCTCGACGCCGCAACGATGGACGACAGGTCCGCATCATCGGACCCAAACACCACCATAGCCAGTAAGCTATTAAACGCTCTCAGGTCTTCGGGGTGCAACGACTCGACCTCAGCATTGATTTCCTCAGCACGCTCAGCGGTCAATTCCTGCTTCTGTGCCAGTGTGGGCATCAGACCCTGATACATGGCATAGTCCTGCGTCAACGCAAGTAGATCGCCTGCCGCCTTCCGCTCCTTGAAGGTATACATGGCCTTGGCCTTTGCTCGGGCCATGGACTTGACTTCTTCCTTCTTCCCCATTTCTTCGATGGTTTCCTTGGGTTCTGGCTTCACACCCGGCTTCACTTCCGTCATGGATGCAGGCAACTTACCCGAATCCAGTTCATCAGCCGTAGGCGTATTCTTGAGTGGCACGTTGTCGGGACCAACACCCTGAGCAGGCACTTCAGCCAGTTCCAGTGCCATGCTACTGACTGTGTTGATTTCCTTCAGGTAGCTCTCGCGTGTGGCCAGTGCCGCCGACAATTCAAGAGCTTTCAACTGCGTCTCCACATCCTTCAGCGTGATGGGCTTCGACTTGAACAGGAGCGTCTTGAGTTTTAGCTCCTTCATGATGGTCTTGTTGATCATCTCGTCAAACTCAGCACGCTCTGGCAGAAAGACCTGCGCCTCGGCCACCATGTAGCTCACTTGTGCGGTGGCGAAGTTGTAGTCTGACGCATAACCCAGAAACAGGGGTGGGAGTCTGAAGCCAATACGGATGTGCTCCTTAGTGGACTCATCATACTGGGTATACATCGCATCCTGAGACTGGGCAGAACCGAAACGCTCCACCTTCACATCGACCTTGCCAGCCGCATCAAGTGAACCTGACGATGACTGGACCTCGACCACCACCGCCCGGTTCTTGTTCTTGTTGAGGCCCGACAAATACATGCGAAGTTGGTCGGACGTGTCCTTGATGAGTGTGCCACCCTGAATGAACACAATGGCTGGGGGCAGGCCACCAGCATCCAAGAACTGGAGGTTCTGTTCCTCGGCGGCTCTGGAGCCAATGACTGATGGTAACTGGTTAATCCATCGTGGCAACCAGTACGGAGTGGTCACGTCGGGGTTAATACCCAGACAGAGCAACTCCGACCCACGCTTTTCAGGCGGGATCTTCTTGCCTTCTTCTTCCCAATCCCCAGTGTCACGGTTAATATGACGGGTGGTTCCGAATTCCCGATAGTACACTTGCTGTTTCAGGGCGACGGTCTGTGCAAAACGACGCTCACGTTCCCAGATCAGTAGCTCGACTTCTGTGCCATCCCGCTGCACCTTCTTCTTGACTTGGATGGGCTTGTCTAGTTTCACCATCCGGATGTGGGCCGTCTCCACACTGCGAAGACCCACCACGTCCTCGGCCATGTTCCGAAGCACTTCAATAAACCCATACCCTACAGACTCCATCTGCCGCCGCAACTTGCGCCGGATGGTGACCATGGAGATGTTCGGGTACGGCTCATCAAAGAACGCCTTGGCGATCTTCTCTTCCTTCTTATCGATGTCCTTCCCTTCATCCACCGGGACAAATTCATGCCCTGTGCCATCGATGTTCACCTCCATCGCTTCGATGCACTGGTTCAGGACATTGTTGGTCTGGACAAGGTTGAGCAAGACATTCGGCTCGAAAGGCGGCATCAGGAACAGGTTGTTCTGACTGCCTGACGTGAAGTAGAGGCTGGACCATTCGTCCTCTAGCTCGACGGCACTGTGTGCCATCACCAGCCACGTCTCACCCTTAATCACCTTCTGGATGAAGGTTATCTTGTGCTCGGGGTGTTCAGATTTCTGGACCGGGTCGCCAATCAACTTGAGCATGAATCACCCTTGACAAAGCGGTATTCTGTCGTACACAAGGATGACCCAGTCTACGGATTTTTGCACTCAATTGCAATTCGATTGTGCGACCTTCCCACCAAAAGATAGTAAGGCTGTTTTGACAAACTATGGCTTGATGGACATGGACTCTGTAGTCCTGAGTTTTCTCAAGACCACACGCATGGCCGCTGCTTCCGTACGATTCAGCTTCGCCACCGCCATCATCGGTGGACTTCCGACCCTTTCCATCTGGGCCGCGATTTGCTCATTGGAGTCGGCACTCATCTCCAACCAATCCGCAAACCGTTGGCGTTCTTCATCGGTCAGTAAAAGGTTCATGATGGGTTCGGCTCCTTCGGCACTTCTGACTGCACCTTCGACAGATACGACGTCTTCGATGGTGATGGCTCCAATTTCATTGGTTCCATCAACGGCACGGCATACCAATTACACATGGTCAATCCATCACGCGGCGACGGTTGTGACTTCTTCAAGGCATCCGTCGTATCATCGGCATCCACCATAGAAGCTCTCGTCCAGATTTCATACACCACAAATTTCATTGCAGTTCCTCCCAGACACCACCACGGGGTAGCAGGAATGTTTCCTTTTGTTCCTCGGTGAATCGATCAGCTTGATCCTTGGACGTCCATCCAAATTCATTCGCCCAATACCATCCTTCCTTCCGCCCCGGTCGCACACGCTTAGGTTTTCTCTCGCTTCGGATGACCCACATGGTTACCTCAGCTTTCGCCACAGTGCCACGCCACCAATTACGACGCATACCGCCCACTCTGTCACAAGAATCGGATCGAGCGCCATCTATCCTCCGGGGTTCTGATACCGAGTGCCCCATGGCTTGTAGGCATTCGGGTCTTTCTTCGGTTCGTCGGCTGACAAGGGAATCACATGCCAGTTGCTGAGGTTCAACCCTTCTCTGGCTGGCGGCTCTCCCTTGTCATGAGCTTCCTGCTCCGTCGCCGCCTCGATGACTCGGGCTGTCGTCCACACCTCATACACTACCCACTTCATGACCCCACTCCTATCCAACGCCACACGGTCACGTAGCCCACGAACAGCACGACCGATTCGACGCACCAAAAGATGACACGCGCCCACTTCATGGCTTCTCTCCAAATTCTTCAATGACCCGCTCACACTCAGCTTCGTCCATGTGGCCGATATGGGCCTTCTTCCCCATGAGCACTGCCAATTGCTTATAGGCTTGGCTCCGGGTCATCCCTGCACTCTTCCACCACCCATCAAAGGCGGCATGGGCTTTGATACGAGCCTTCCGCATGCTCTCCGTGGCCAATGACCCCTTCGGTGCCAATGACTCCTTATGTGCTCCCACACGGCGCGTGCAACCTTTCTGTGGGCACATCCAGACAAAGCCATACGAATGCCCATGGTAAATCACGGCGTCATTCACGAGCACGGCTTCTAGCCCATGCTCGGGACACTTCATGGCTTCCTCCACAAGTCCGTCACCTTTATCGACCCTGCTTCACGCACCTGTTTTTCGAAAACCGTTTCCTTCGGACCTCCAGCCAGCACGCGCAATATCCGCATGGCGCGGTCGTAGCCATCATCGGTGCCAAACAACCGCATGGCTTCTCTGATCTTTGCGCGTTCTTGCCACGTCATCGCTCTATCCACACCTTCCGCACATGGCCATACGACCCCGTGGGATCGTCCTCGCAGTCCACCCACTCGTGACCATCATCGGACCCCTGCCACTTCTCTGTTAGCTCGGGCAATTCAATCAACAGGAACAGCATTGACGTCCAATTCCCCAGCAACGTCACCAGTCGCTGCACACCGGGGCAGTCTTCGCCGGGACATCCATATTCGCCTTCCACCGTTTTGTGGTAAATTTTGGCTTTGATCACCATCAACTTACGAATCTCTTGCTGGTCGTGTTCACTCAGCCACTTATCCCACACTTTAGCTATCGGTTCATTCACGGGTTGCGCTCCAGCATCTTCGTCGGCCCGACGTATTCCTCGTTGATCAACGTCTTGCCATCCGAGTCTACGTCATACTTCCAGACGTAGCCCCGCCCCGGCCATGACATGGCCTTCTTCTCGGTCCCTTCACAGACAATGACGTTAGCGTCGTCTGTGCCCTCCAGTGGGGTGGCTCTCTCGTCATACACAATCCACTGCTTCTCCATCGTGCCTCCCAACGGTATGCCCAAACGCTTAGCTATCCTCGCTACCTGCTTCCGGGTCTGTCCGTTTCTGATTTGACGATACCCTGTCGTGTTCGTGTGTCTCCGTGACCGCTTCATAGACTTCCTTCTTGAACACCCCGGTCGGACAGAGCATGTTCTCACTGTCACCAAAAATCTCGATGTGCTCTCTCCGCAGAAGGCCACAGTTACGACACTTTTCAAAACGGCAGACGCAGGGTGGTTGGACACTCAGATCCTCCCACTTCACCCCACACCACTTACAGAATATCGGCATTCTGCACCTGTAGCTCTCGCGCCCCACAGACACACACACGAAAATACACGCGACGACCATCAATGATTTCCCACTGACGACGCCAATTATGCGAATGATCAGTAGCTTGCACCGCCGTGACGATCAACAACGCTTGCCATGCGTCCCATGCGTCAGACTCTCGGTCGGCAGCGGCTGGTCCATCGAATGACCATCCTCGCGTTTTAGAGTCATTTGGAACCGTCGCAAGGAAACCAGCACGAAACGCCTCTCGCAACGTCGGCAATTGGACAGGAGCAATATGCACTCGGCATTCTTGCCCACACTTCGGGCACCAACGCCAATCACCAGCGATAGGGACGTTACAACACTCGGTGAACAACGTTTGGTCACTCATCAGACCTTACCACCACCTGAGACTTGAGCAGTTCCACCGTGTTCTGGAACGCCTTCATCAACACAGCCGGGTCGATGCTCACGGCATACACCTCACCGCTTCGGGCCATGCCTGCCATCACGCAATCGCACACCATGTCGATCACGTCGATGAGGTTCACGTCGTCCCGCACACCATCAGGATTTAGAAGATGGTGACGGTTCAACTGACGATGCCGGTCCCACCACCCGGTCTGCTTGAAGCCCGTGATGAAGTCCGCATGGAAGCTATCAATGTCTGTGAGCTTGTCGAAGTCATGACGACCTGCGGCCTTCAGCAATTCAGCCGCCATGAAACCCAGCGCAGCATGCACGTCTCCAATGTGCTGGAGACTACTAGCCAGAAGTGTCTCACGAGAGACGTTGGCGAAATCGCAAGTGCGTGTGTCGGCAGTCTCACTCTTTCGAATCTCAATCATGAATCATCCCCTTTGCAATCGATTGCCAGACTCCATCTGCCCAATGACTTGTTGGACCTGACCCTTGAGCTTCCTGATCTGGAGCTTCGCCATCTTCCGATAGCCTGAGTGCGGTGGGATGCCTTCCAACACGCAATCTTCCAGCTTCTCGATGGTCTTCCACATTTCTTCCCACTCGGCTCTGGTCAGCGACATGTGACCCTCGTCTCACATTCGTAATTCTTCCGCATTCTATTGGCTCGGCGCACAGCCGTCCACCTGAACCAGTGCTCAAACACCGGTATCCACAGGCCCAGACCCATGGGATTGATTTCCACCACCCACCGCCGCCACCGAATCATCAGACTCCTTCTTTCCATCTGACAAGCAGAAACACCGTTGCTGTCCAATCCTCCAACAACTTCACCAACCGTTGAACGCCGGGACATGTTTCACCGGGACAACCGTACTCTCCTTCCACTTTTTTATGATAGAGAATCGCATGCGTCACCATCCACTTGCGAAGCTCTTGCTGATCATGCTCACTCAGCATCTGCCGTTTGGTCCTCTCTGGACCAAGTTCAGGTGGTCTGACCCCATTTCCCAAATCCTGAATCATGCGTTCAATCAGGCCACGATTGACGGCAACCCCTTCTGCGTACTGTTGATCCTTATCTGTCATAACTACCCCACCTTACCTAATCACCGCGAATACCTTCGGGCCGCTCTCCTTGAACGGTGCATCGTCTGGACCCTTCGGATACGCATCCACCCAGATGAGCTTCCGATCACTCCGTCCCGGCCCACAGGGCTGGAGCTTCGCATGGCCCTTCACAATGAACCGCACCTTCAGCTTCCGTCCTGTGCCAGCCTCTAACGGCTCTACAGCGGTCGCCTGCGTCTTCCTGAGTGCAATGACACGCACAGTGGGCTTGAGGTTGAATTCCTTCTCAAACCGCTTCCGCGCATGGCGCTCGATATGACCCTGCTCCTGTGTCAGCTTCGGCTCGATTTTCTTCTTCGTGCCGGGGACCGTCTGACGAAACCATAGGCAAGACATCATGAAGAACCGACTGAGCTTCTGCACGACCTCCATGGTGGCATGCTCACCCACCGCCCATGGGTTGTTGGCATACTTGCCCTTCCCTGTATAGGTCTCACGATATAGCTGCGTGCTCATGGCCAGCATCTCATCGAGCGTAAACCTCACCGGCCACGACCACTTCGTGGATGGCAGAATGCGACCCTTCATCACTTGTTGATCTACGACATACGCGGAGAACTGGAGCGCCGGTTCCTTCTGATTCGTGTGCCATGACCATAACAGTGCGGCGGTAGTCCCTGCGGACACCGGACTCGATGCCACGGGATACGGCTCCGCGAACCAGAACCACCCGGCTCGGGCTGTAGGTATCTCAACGGAAGAAAGTGGCGAGTCAGGCGGAATGGACTTCGCCCCTTCCATGATGGCGTGCATGGTGTCCGCATTGAACGAGAAGACCTCGGAAACTTTCAGGGCGTTCAAATCTTCCTGCAAGTCCATGTAGTCCACTCGACGTGCCGCCAATTCAGTGGGCGTTAGCTGCTTGATATCCTGCAACGACTTCATCGCTTCGATTTTTTGGTCGAGTGCGATCTGCCAGTGGGGCATCTTGCCAAACGCATTATGCTGGAATGCACTCAGTGGCACTTCGGCTGAAATGATTTGCCCGTCGTTGTGCTTCCCCTGAATGTCCCAGAACGTGATCAGCTTCTCAGCCAACGCCACATGGTCAGGGCTCGGATAGGGATTGAAGTCTTCACTGCTCGGGGCAATGAAACAGGATGGTTCCCCGTTCGGCGCGATGGCGAACTGCACCAGACTCAGTGCTTCCAACTCCACGATACGCTCTGCCGCTTTTTCCTCGGGCATCCCCAGATGCCTGAACAGCAATCGACCCAGCGTGGGAGCGATGTTCGCATACTTTTGCAGCATCAAGCTCAACGAAATAGGCTTATAGCCCATGGGTAGTCGCATCAGGCCCATGTGAACACCTTCTGGAAGGTCAACTCTGAGGTTTTGGACACGTCCTCATTGACTCGGACGTAGCCCTTCTTTTCCAGTTCGGCTACTTTCTTTTCGAACGCCTGCTTGGCCTCGTAGAATTCGGTGCCTTCTGACAAGATATGCACCTTCAACGGCTGCTTCCGCCGCGCATACGCCCCGATCACGTCAAAAAGACCCTTGAACTCCTGAATCTCCAGACGATACACCTTGTCGTGCTTATAGGGACTATTGCACCAATAACTTTCGATACGACGGGGAATTGCTGCTGCCATCTGACTCCCTCCATGGACTGCCACGAGTCTAGCCTACACCAATCTATTTGTCAAATATGGCTTTCACCATGAATCGCACCTTCTCCGGGTCTTTACTGTCAACCTGAATGGTGACCTGAACCGGGAACTTTCCCGTGGTGGCCCAATGCTTTTTCAGGAGTGGTGACACTGCACGCGCAATATCCTCCATCAATTTCTGGGTGTCTTCCATGATAACGATCTTACCACCAGTCTGGCTATTTGTCAAGAAGGCTTACTGGGCGACTGCACCCTCGCAATCTGTAAGCGCACCCAGTCGGGCACGTCTTCACACTCCTCTGGGGTGGCGGTACGGATTGAGCCATCAGCCTCCCACACGCCAATTGACCAGCAATATACGCAGGCTGTCAGGTCACCGGGCTGTGGGAGGATGGATTCACCGGGCTGGGGTTCCATATTACTAACGGAGGTGACGGCATCGATGACGCGATAGCAGACGTGGCATCGGTGCTCCATCATTCGGGCTTTGCCCACCCAGACCGCATCATCAGTCATGGCTTATGACCTCTTGAACTTCTTCACCTCACCCCAGTTCTTGCCTACTTTAGCATCAGCCACGAATTTTAACTGTGGATTCCACCCGACTTTTTCGAACGGAAGATTCTCCATGGTGCCGAGTTGGAGGGACACGATATTGTCCACGTTGTTCTCGGGGACGTAATTCAAGATGCTGTCATGGCAGGCACCAAAGCATGGTGCAGTATGTGATAATCCTGACTGGTGCTCTAAGGCAATCGTCCAGAGCACCATGTCTGTTAGACATCCTTGGACGGGGCTATTGATCGCTTGTCTTTCCGCCTTTGCCGCCACCTCACGATTGGGACTCTTGATCAATGGGAGATGACGGATTCTGCCGAGTGGTGTTCTGACGTGTTTCTGGAGTCTCGCCTGCTCCACCGCCACACG